GAAATCCTCTTCGTTCGATGACTTTCCTCCGGGCCATATCGTTTCTTGTGTCTTCTTTCCATAGAACCACTCCTTTATTTCGGGTCGTGACCGTTCGAGTATGTCTATGATGCAAAGAATGGCTTCTTGAACGTCGTGTTGTTCGTTCGTCCTGAAGCGGGGAAACTCCTTTTGGAACGCCTCTATGACATTCTTAATCGTGATGCGTTCTTTACCCCTCGTCCAATACGTTTTAACGAGGTCACCGTACAATTTCGTAAATTCACAATCACCCGTGTACGGATTACGGATGAAATAGTTTGATAGTACTGGAATGTACAACAAACACTGAAGGGCGGTATTGAAGTAGCAGGTATTCCCGTGATTTTCGAGCCCTTTCATTACATTTTGCGAACATTAAACACTTAAGAGAATGACGCGAAGTAAAAAAGATAAGAAAAAAATGAACGTCCAAGCTATCGTCGATAAGGTTCTCCCCATTTTCGAGGCTCATAAGCACGAGGATGATATCGAAGTCGAAATTCGTCTTGGTAAGCATAATGGCTCCCTGTTTGATACCAACGTTGGCAAAGATACGTGGCAACAAGTCCTCAAAGGCTTGAAGAAGTACGAAGGCTGGGAGTCGAAGGAAACCTCTTCCGTAGACGTCTACTATAACGACAGCAACAACATTCGCATTACTTCTGATGAAGATTCTGGTGAACAGTCTATGATTCAGAAAATCAGTGTCGTGAAGGAAGATTTCAAATGTGATCCTCTCGATGTTCGTTTCTGTGTAGCCCGTGAGATTCCCACCACCGGGGAATACGAGATGGATCGGAAACGAACCAAGACTCGTCACTCGTTCGTGCGTAAAAACCTGAGTATCGACATGACGATCAGCAGTGGTGACAATGCGGACATGGACTCTGAAGAAGAGGCGACCTACCAGATTGAACTCGAAATCATGAAACCGGGTGCCGTCGATGACGTGTACAAATTTTTCAATATCATTCATAAAGTGGCCGACCTTTCCAAACTAATTTCTGTGTAAACATAAATGATCTATTACATCTTGGCTTTCCTGGTTTTGTTTCTCATCTACGATAAACATACCGGTTCACATGAGGTTGAAGGGTCGAAGTTCTTCTATATCAGTGACGGTGATTCGAAGGCGATGTATCTTAAGATGCACGCCGACAACATTGGGGGAAACGCACTGAAGCGTTTTGTTCAGATGGAGGATGAATTTCTTCAACTCGAGCGAAAGTCAGTGTGTACCGGAATTCCTCAAATAGTTCCAGCTAGTATACTTTCTAATAAAATCAAAGACGCATTTCCAAAATACGACTTTTCGTACCACACATTCCATCTTAAACAGATCGCCGAACCTAGTAAGACGATTAACCGAAAAATTAAGTGCTAATAGAACACATTTTACAAGCAGGTGTCGGAAACTATGGACAACTGATTGTATAATAAGGACCGTTCTTTCATCTTAATTGAATAGAGTACCCTCGGAACCAACAGGCATAGGCTCAAGAACGCGACCGGTATCGACCAGTTCAATCTTGGGTTCCTTAAACTCGGGGCGAGGATCGGCGACCTCTTCCATGGGAACGGGAGGGGGTACGACTACCTTGGTACCCTTGCACCCACAGCCCTTCTTCTTGGAAGGGCAACCACCCTCCTTCTTTATATTCATCATACCCCACACAACCAGGATGAACACGAGGGTATGTACGAGCAGACCGAGGGTCGAGGGGCAACCCGTAGGGGTCGAGATCCACGAACCCAAGAGCGCCCTGACGAGACGAAACGTCTCGGGATTCGCGATGATAAAAAACGTGAGACCGGAGATGATGGAGATGATAAGCTTCTCCTCCTGCTTCCGGCCACCACAGCCACATCCACAATCTTTAAATAAACCCATGATTACTTTTGATATATGTCAACAAAAAAACTTAATTAAAGCCAAGCCACCTAAGATAGATATAACCCACTACCAACAATGTCGCTTTCTATCCAGCAATCCTCCGATTTCTCTCCTGCCTCCGTGCAGTTTTCGAAGCTTCGCAAGAACAAGAATGGCGGTAAGGCCGTCTACCTCAACGCCGGCGACAACAAAAAGCTCTACATCCAGTTTCCTTTCATGCGTTCTCCTTACGGCCTGAGCGCTTTCACCGACGAGGGCACGGGACGCACGTCTTATTCTCTCGATCTCTCGTTTGATCCCGATAACGAGGAGGCGATGGCGCTTCACAACAAGCTCAAGGAGCTCGACGATATCATCGTGAACACCGTAGCCGCCAACTCTAAGGAGTGGCTCGGAAAGGAGTTCAACGTCGCCGTTCTCAAGGAGGCGCTCTACAAGCCCATGGTTCGCCCCGGTAAGGAGCAGTACCCGGCTACTATCAAGCTCAAGATTCTCACCAAGCCCGACGGCACCTTCGTCCCCGAGTCGTACAACATGCAGAAGCAGCCCGTTCCCCTCGATAGTATCGAGAAGGGGCAGAAGGCTATGGCCATCGTTGACCTCAATCAGATTTGGTTCATCGATAACAAGTTTGGTGTTACCATCCGTCTTCAGCAGTCTCTCTTCGAGCAGTCTGCCAAGCTCCCTTCTTTCGCCTTCCAGGGTCTTGACCTTCCCGACGATGACGTCGTCGACGACGTTGAGGAGGATGAGATTGAGGAGGTTGATGATCAGTAAATTCCCGAATCCAAATGGACTCGTTCCCTTCCCTTCCCTTCTTGTTAAGTTGAAAATAACTTCTTAACAATAAGTAAGTATGTCTAATAAGAACATTGAGAGTAATCTTAAGAAGTTACTCAAGGGTGAGAAGGCGTGTGTACCAGAACACTTCCTGAAAGTTCCTGCTTATAACTCTCCTACTTTACGTACTGGTAAGGGTAGACCTATCAGTGAAGGTCAATTTGGAAAGATGTACCGAGGGAGTATCAATGATAACGGTCGTAGATATGTCGCGTACAAAGAAATAGATACATCTGATAGTACCGATGGTGCCTTTGAGTTTGAGTTCAAGGTTGCCCAGAAATTAAAAGAGTTCGCGGTTCCCGAGGTGTACCTCTTTAAGAAGTGTCCCATCCAAGATAAAACACCCAAAAAAGTGCGTAAAAAGAATGGTACGTTGGTCCAACCAACGAGACGTACCAAACCCAAGGATATTCTTTATATGGAACTTCTTGATGCTATGTCGTTTTATTCGTGGTGGCAAACCAATCCATCTCTAGATGCGGTAAAGTCTGTTATCGTACAGGTTTTTGATAATCTTTACCGAATTAACCAAAAATTTCCAGACTTCCGTCACCGTGATTTACATGGGGGAAACGTGATGGTTAATCCAAATATTCTCGCCACCCAATACGTTTGGAAAGTTGACCTCGGTCGTAAAGTAATTCGGAACGACCCTGGTGGATCTTTTAGGAGTCGTCTCGGTTCACCAGATATCAAAAAGTATAATCGTACAAACGCTGGTGTGGAAGCAACTATCATTGATTTTGGTTTGTCCTATTGGTCTGAACGCATGCCAAACCCAGAAACGGCCAGTGGTGGATATACTGGTGCGGGTATATATGGAAACCGCCCAGGTACGATTCGCTATGATACACACAGGTTCTTGTATATCATTTACGTTAAGGTGCGACAACCGCAAAATGCTAAGGAGCGAGCTATTAAAAATTTCATCGAAGAACTCATACCAAACAAAAAGTACCTCGAGTTTAACGGACCCTTCACGAGTGGGGGGTATCTCGTTAAAGACACTTGGGCTAAGGAAGAAATTCCCTCCTTCAAAACTATCCTGTCTCACCCATTCTTAACTGGTGAGGAGAAACCAAATAGACCAAAGACTCTCGCGGAGGCTCTTGGAATGATTCCTAAGGCTAAGACTCCCGTGAAGGCTAAGACTCCCGTCAAGGCTAAGACTAAGTCCCCTAGTCCCAAGCTCTCAACTGCAGAAAGGAAGAAGAAGATGAACAACGCGATTAAGAGGGCTGCGGCTGTACTTGCAGCTAACAAGAATAAAGCCAAACCAGCTCAAAGAAGGCCTGGTGTTGTGCGCCCAGTCACCGAGATTAAGACGGCCACTCCTAACGCACCTTACGGGGTGATGTCCCCTTCCAATATAATGAATCTTGCTAGGAAGGTCGAGAGTGGGAGGAAGAAGGCAGCTAACAAGCTGAACGCCAAACTCAAGGAAATCAAGGCCATGAAGGGTAAGACACCCACACCCGTTCGTCTCAAACAACCGTACACTTTCACCGATATAAAGGGTAAGAAGCGTGAATTTGTCAGAAAGTTTGCGTATGACAGGGCTTTGGCTAAGAACAAGGCTGAGAGGGAGAAGGCAAACGAGGCTAACCCAAAGAAGTACACTTTCATTGACGTAAATCGTAAGAAGCGTGAGTATGTGAGAAAGGGTGCATACGAAAAGGCTTTGGCTAAGAATAAGGCTGAGAGGGAAAGGAGGGCACAGCCAACGTGGTCGGATAGGGCTCGAATGAAGAGGGCAGATCGCGGTCAACCTTTTAACATGAAGACACCTCAAAACGTAAGGAACGCCATAAAGGCTGGTAAGAATATGAAATTTGTTCAGGGTCGTTTCAAGACGGTCACACCAAAAGCTAAGACTTTTGTAAACAAGTTTGTAAATGCATTAGATAAAGATGAACTCAACGCACTCAAAAAGAAAGTTTGTCAACCTTAAAAATCCTCTTAGTACCCTCGTCAACTTCAGAGAGTATCTTAAACTTTGGAGTCTTGATGAGTTTCTCACCATTCTTAGTGACGAATGATTTCATCCGTTCAACTTCACCACGGGGCATCTTCCTGGTGTACTTGAGCGCGACCTTTTTGTTTCCGATGTTGAATACAGTCGATGACATTTTAATATTTAGCTATAATAAAATGCAACGTTCGACTATTCTCGTGGCACTGGCTATCGGTGTCGCTCTTTTTCTACTCTACAAGAACACCTCCTCCACCTCCGGGAAATGGACTGTTTACGGAACCATGGGTTGCGGATGGACTCGTAAGCAGTTAGATTACATGAAGAAGACGGGTACGCCTCACACCTTTGTCGATTGTGATAAGGGTGGGTGTGGCGGAATGGGTGCTTTCCCTACCCTCAAGAGTCCCAATGGTAAGAAGGTCGTTGGATACACCGAGGTATAAGAATTTATTACTCATACGATGACTGTTTCAACGTATCAATAATGAATTATTGATGACCTGGTGAATAACTATTTAGATACCACGGACGACCTGGAGAGAGATGGAAAGGATGAACGCGTCCAGAAGGGTGGAGATGGGCTTGAGGACGGAGATGTGCTTGGAAAGAGAGCGGTTCCAAACGAGACGAAGGATGAAGGTGCTGATGAGAATGTTGAGCACGAAGATGAGAATCTCGGTGATCATCTCGGAGCGAGACTTGGACTTGGTAACCTCTTGAAGCATTTTATTACATACGGATATTTTTTTCTAGATACATTACAAATGAGACCCCTCCCCCTGAGTGGTTCAGAAAATAGGTTCACAAACAGGCGATGGGGAACTCCGAAGGGGATCGGGAACAACAACTGTTACGCCTATGCTGTGGGAGATTACGAATCGTACCGGTGGCAAAAGTCCATCCCAGGTGATCGTTCCGGTCTCTCCAATGGTCACCACACGTATACACACTGTAAGGGACTTCCCGGACGCGTTATTTCGGACAACCCAAAGAAGGTCTATAGGGCGAACGCCACTGATAAGTGTAAAAAGGGGTACTTCAAGGTCATGATGTTCGTTTCTCCTGGGAGACCGATGAACTACATTCGCCAGGGAGATTTCCACTTTTACAAACAACACGGTGTAGTCGAGTATAAGATCAAGCCTGGGGATACGATCGCTCGGGTTGCCAAATTTTTCAAGGTACCAGAGTCACGGATAAAGAGGGCTGGTCAGTTTAAGGTCGGTAAGCGTATTATTTTCAAGGCTAACGTTTTCAGTCACAAGCGGGGCTGGGCGACAGGTCCACTTCTCACTGATGCTAAAGGTAAAGCCATCACTGACCCTCGTAAAGCGTCGAGGGATTATCCAGGTCTCAACTACGAAAAGTACTGTTCATCCTTCTGCGTCAAGGATCGTGGGATCAAAGTCGGTAAGACTCACCCCAAGGTCCGCAAGAATACTATCTAGATCCGGTGTATCTTCTACGTCAAAGGTAATATCAAAGGTGTCGAGTACCTGGAACACAGATTCCTCGTTTAAAGTGACCGAGTTTGCAACCGCCGTATAATTGTTTCGTATCGTGACGATGATGTTAAACTGGGAAACATCGAAAACTTTCCTACACGTTGGGCACGTATTCTTACCTTGATTCTTCCATTCCTGTAGACAGTGGGAATGAAACATATGTCCACATCGAAGTGCGGGATTGACCCTCGTACACCTGACTTCATTTAGACATATGGCACATGTCGACATTCTACAAGAAGGTTTTAAGTTTTTTTCATGGATTTTTCTCACCTAGTAAATATCGGGAACCTTGAGAAGAGGGTTGTCACAGGTGTTGCAGTTACCCTTACCTTGCTCCTTCTCTTGGATCTTAGTGAAGAGCTGGGGACCCTGCTTCTGGAGAAGCTGACGGTACGAATAGTTGTCCTCGAAAGAGATGCCATTCTGCTTCATGACATAGTTGTTAAAGAGCTGGGCTGAGGTGTTTACGGTAAAGCACCTCCCATCGGCCATACCAAGTCGCTGGGACATTTTGTTACTATAACATTAGAATTTAATTTGCCTGTTCGTGATGGTTCTCATCCAAGATTGAAAACCTTTACCCTTGAGAAGTTTGACAAAGGGGTCACACTTGTATCCCAAAAATGTATCGAACACATCAGTGTCCTCTGTCGGAGACACGCGAATTTCGGGGTTCTCGTTGATGTGTTGGTTAATGATGTTGTAGGCAAAGGCAATCTCCTTGAGGGTCTCGGCTCCGGTGATGATGATTTTTCCTGTGGAGAAGATGCTACAGGTGATTTCTTTCATATCTTCGGAGGGTTTGAACTTGATTTTGACTGCGGAGTATCGGTCTGGTTCGAAAGACACTTTGAAAATGTCGTTGTACTGCTCGAACCAATCGGCGACCTTCATGAGGTTGATGTTGTAGTTGAGGCTGAAGTTGGAGTTGATCATGACCACACGGAACGAATCGATGGGAACGTTCACCTTCAAACCCAAAAAGGTTTTGAAAATGTGGACCAATTGCGTGATGATGCGTTTACAGTCGAAAAGGTCACAGCACCCGGCGACTTGAATGCTTCCGTTGGGAAACACTTTCACGGATTTGGTGCTGTACGTGTCGTTGTAGGTGAGCGTGACCTGGTTGTAAAAGGTCGTAGGCTTGAGTTTCCATTCGAAACCGTCGGTTTGCGTACCGGAACGACGCATTTTATACGAACCGATTTGCTCGAATAAAGCTCGAAGTCGCTTTATATCGATGTCTTGGATAAAGCTCGAAACCATGGTGATGGTCGTAATTTTGACCCACGAAGGTCGGGTCTCATCGGGAAGAGCCTTTCGTATCTCATCGAGAGTCAAGAGATACGAAAAGCTATTGTTAGCAATCACAGAATACATTTTTGAACATAAAAAGTATTTTAAAGAAGCTCGACTTAGGTGTCCGTTTAAGGAATTTGGTACTTGAAGCTAACCGGAGCTGGAGTATTTTCGTCGGCCCTACCCTTCGAGGTCGTCAATACTTCTTTACCGTTTTCCTTAATCGTCCATCCCGGGACGTACTTAGGCCTGAAATAATCAATTTTGAACTTCTTGACCTTGGTGGAAGTGGTCACCGTAAATACCTTTGTACCAACCTCAGCCTGACCCGCTTTCCACGCGGACCACGATACATCTTTATACTCTCCATCCGCGGGTTCGGGATCGATCATACCGTAGTTATCACCTTCACATTCATATCCCCCTTCCTTACTGTTGCACTTAGCCCACTCGGGTTCTTCATGAATCGTGAGTTGCTCTGGTGTAACTCGAACATCATCAGCTTCGATATCGGTGATGTGAATGTTAAAATCCTTGGTGCGATACGGTTGTTCCGCGACGATGAAATCGTACACGTACTCAGTGGGCTGGATAGGGGTGGAGGTCGTGGATTCTTCCGGGGTTTCGCTCCCACCCATAGCACCGGCTAATAGACTGGAGGAAATGCAACACATACTGAGAAGACCGACACCTGCTAACATAGGTACCGCGTTGGCCATTTTCTTTATAATACTTAGAGATAAAAGTTTAGATAAAGATAATGACATCGTTCATAAAGTCTGCCAAGCATGTCATAGATGTTGAATCTGATCTTTCATACGTTGAGATAGTCTACGACAGATACTTTCGTGGTAAGGGGTACTCCACTTTTACGGATTACATAAACACCGAACCCCTCGCGGACTGGGTATCTCTAGATTCGGCCACCAATTCTATCCCGTACGACAAGTTTCTCGACACCATGGTCAAGAGTACGTTCGAGGTCCAACAGCGCATGGCAGAGCTTCTACTCGAGAGGATACTCAGTCTTAAGCAAAGTAACCGTGTTTACGTTCGCATCGTACACGGCATAAAAATTCTCGACCCAACATTCCAACCACCTCGAGTAAATATGGAGAGTGCTTGGCAGATGGACTTTATTCGAAAGTTCTGCAAAAAGGTTGTACCGAATATCATTCAGGAATGTACACAGGTATCCCGACTCAGGTACTTCTCTAACGTCTTAAAATTAATAGAACTAGGACAATAATAAGAGCGATGAGTATCCAACGCCAAGGGATCTTCCGGTTGGAAACCCCAATCTTTACCTTATTCTTAGGCTTTCCACACGAGAGACCGTAATCAATGTTACGACGTGGGTGGATCGTCTTATCTAACTTACACGGAGTCCTCTCATCCTCACAAAGAGCTAAATCACAGAATACACTTTTCGTGGGTTCGGGAATACCCTTGCTCGGAGGAATTTCCTGAAAATCCTGAAAATCACCCGTCTGTCTCACACCTCCTGGAAGGGAAAAATCGTGTAGGACAAAGGGGTTGATGTCATCAATAGCAGCCGCATCATTGAGCATAAACGTACTCATCTTGATATTACTTCAGATTATATTTTTTATCAGCCATCTTAGACCTATGTTCCTCCCACATCTTGTCCAGATCGACGTTTAGCATATGCGCGAGCTGAAAGAGGTAACTAAATACATCACCCATTTCCATCATGACGTCTGTACCCCTTTCCTTTTTCAGGTTCGTCTTCTTATAGGTTTTCTTGTACTGCCGAATGGCCGACGCGAGCTCTCCAACCTCTTCGGTCAGGAGAAGCCACACGGTATCTATGGCTGCACGATCCCATCCCTTCAACTTACATACTCGTTCCGTCTCAGCCTTGTAATAGTTTAAACTCATACTTATTGAGTAAACGTATTCAAACTTTAATAGTCTTAATTCAGGCCAATCTTATCATTGTACTCGATCTTGTTTCCGGTGGTACTGGTGTTTATAGGCCTATCCATAGGAGTGCTGATGGTATCGATATCCTTGGCATAGGCGATATATTGAGACACACCAGTCTGTATTTGGGTAAGGGCGGTCTCGATGACTCGGGTGTTCATAGCCTTTACCTGTTCGTTCACGTTGGTGTGATGATCGCCGGAGTTGTTGATGAACACGACACGCATGATACCGTAGAGGTCATCGGGGTTTTGATAATCGATGGCGATGCCAGTCTTATTCTTGAAGGCCTGGCGAATACCCCTCTGAAGAAGATTCTTGTTGAACTCGGAAAAAAACAGAGTGTTCAGTGGAGTCTCACACTGCTTGAGGGAATTGAGGTGGAGGTTATCACACATTTAATATAGTCGCCGAAAAAAATTGTGTGTAGATATTAAATGTTAAACATGGCTGACTTCAACGAGGCCTATGATACGAAGATCAAGAATGTCGAGCCGATCCCATGCGAGGCCCCAGAGTGCTTCGTCGGTTCTTACCCCCCTGTGGCCAAGCCCGGGAAGGAGGGTCCCTTTTTCGTCAACACGCATCTCATGCACCCCACGCGGAAGTTTGAGACCGTTGGAACTGTTTCTGTGCGAAGCAAGGATCTCAAGTGTGACAAGTAAGTTAAAAATAAAATTTGAATAAATGGTATATGAGGGTTGTTAAACGCTCAGGTCGTGTTGAGGATATGCGCTTCGATAACGTCACCAACAGGATCAAGAATTTAACGTATGGACTTTCCGAAAATTGTGATTCTTCCAAGGTTGCTCAACAGGTTTTTTCTTCGATGTACGATAACATCACCACTCAAGAGATTGACATTTTGTCGGCAGAGATTTGTATCGGTATGATTACTTCAGACCCCGATTACGAGATTCTCGCTACTCGAATTGTGGCGAGTAACATTCATAAGATTTGCCCGAACAACTTTCACTTAGCTATGCGAAAGCTTCAAAAGGCTGATGTCATCACCGATGAAGTGGTCGAAGTTGCGCAGCAGGTCAAGGATCACATCAAGACGGACCGCGATTTTGATTTTGGATATTTCGGTCTTAAAACCCTAGAGAAAAGTTACCTTCAACGGGTAAACGGAAAGCTCATCGAAACACCTCAGTACATGTTTATGCGCGTCGCCATAGGCATTCATGGTAAGGACGTCCCAGCCGTTCTCGAAACCTACGACAAAATGTCCCAAGGCTATTTCATTCATGCGACACCGACCCTATTTAATGCGGGTACCCCAAGACCCCAAATGTCGTCGTGCTTCCTAATTGCAAACAAAGCTGATAGTATCGATGGCATTTACGGAACTTTGACGGAGTGTGCCCAAATTAGTAAGTGGGCCGGTGGGATTGGGATGCACATCCACGATATCCGTGCGAATAAGTCTCACATTAGAGGGACAAACGGTCAATCGGATGGTATCATCCCAATGCTGAGGGTCTTCAACGCGACGGCTCGATACGTGAACCAGGCTGGTCGACGTAAGGGGTCAATCGCGGTCTACCTCGAGCCATGGCACGCAGATATCATGGACTTTTTGGAGTTGCGTCTCAACCAAGGCGATGAGGAAGCACGCTGTAGGGATCTTTTCTCGGCGATGTGGATTCCCGACCTGTTCATGAAGCGTGTGGAAGAGGGTGGGAACTGGTCTCTCTTCTGTCCGGACAAGGCAAAGGGTCTCTCCGACGTCTATGGGAAGGAATTTGAAGAGTTGTATACCAAGTACGAAGAGGAGGGTCTCGCCAACGCGACCGTTCCGGCGACTGACGTTTGGAAGGCTATCCTGAAGTCTCAAACTGAGACTGGAACTCCATACATGCTGTATAAGGATGCGTGTAACGAGAAGAGTAACCAAAAGAATTTGGGTGTGATTAAGAGTTCAAACTTGTGTACGGAGATTTTGGAGTACACCGACAAGGACGAGACATCTGTGTGTAACCTGGCGTCCATCGCTCTTCCCAAGTATGTGAATAGGGAGACAAAGACTTTTGATTTCGAGAAGCTTCGTGAAGTCACTAAGACCGTGACAAAGAACCTCAACCGCGTCATCGATCGCAACTTCTACCCTGTCGAGACAGCGCGTCGCTCCAACATGAAGCATCGCCCCATTGGCCTCGGTGTCCAGGGACTCGCGGATGTATTCATCCTATGTGGTCTCCCCTTCGATTGCGAGGATTCACGTACACTCAACGCACACATCTTCGAGACGATGTACCATGCAGCTCTCGAGGCATCGTCCGAGCTCGCTGAAGTTGATGGTACGTACGAGAGTTTTGAGGGTTCTCCAGCCTCTCAAGGTATTCTTCAGCCGGACATGTGGGAAGGAGTCGCGAAGTTCAGTGGACGATACGACTGGGATGCCATGCGCGAGCGCGTGAAGACGAAGGGTCTTCGTAACTCTCTACTGATGGCACCCATGCCCACGGCCTCTACGGCACAGATTCTAGGTAATAACGAATGCTTCGAACCCTACACGACCAACATTTACCTGAGACGTACACTCGCGGGTGAATTTGTCGTGGTCAATAAGCACCTCGTCGAGGACCTGAAACGCGTGGGTCTGTGGTCTAAGGAGATGAAGGACCTCATGGTGAAGGCGGGTGGGTCTATCCAAAACATCGTGGATATTCCCGAGGACATCAAGAAGCTGTACAAAACCGTGTGGGAAATCAGTCAGAAATGTATCATCGATATGGCAGCGGACCGGGGTCGTTTTATCGACCAGAGTCAGTCTATGAATCTGTTCATGGAGAGTCCGACCCTTTCGAAGCTGAGCTCCATGCACATGTATGCTTGGAAGGCGGGTCTCAAGACGGGTATGTATTATTTGAGATCTAAGGCGAAGGCTCGTCCAATCCAGTTTAGTCTTGAACCAGAGTGTGTGGCATGCTCAGCTTAAAGTTTTGAATCTAAAAGCTAATTAGAAGTCATGGACAAAGCTATCGAAAACGTTCAGATAAACGAATATAATAACAGAAAAATTGTCATCACTACAAAACAGGGCACTCCGTTCCGTGTCCAGTTCCCTCGTATGTACATGCCTTTCGGGGTATCCGGTTTCACCCCTGAGATTGGCCCCACGAAGTACAACATCGATTTTGCCATCAAAGGGTACGACGAGGAGGACAGTTACATGAAAAAATTTTATGAATCTGTTCGTAAGCTTGAAGGTTTAATCATCGATGAAGTTGTGAAGCAGAGTGAAACTATTTTCGGTGCACCCATGACGAAAGAGGAGCTTCTCCCCATGTTTAACTCGAACGTCAAAGAAGCTACTGATAGGGAGCCAAAGTTTAGGATTAAGGTTGACACGACCATGGACGAACAAATCAAGGCGAACGTCTTTGACGCAGACAAAAATCCTCTACGCGACGGAGCGACTAATGGTCTCTATGCAAGAAATAGTGGACATGCTATCGCTGAGCTTAACAGTGTCTACTTCTTGAACAGAAAGTTCGGTTGTACTTGGAAATTACATCAACTAATCGTATACGAGCCACAAAATTTAAAAGGATTTCAATTTAAGCTTTAGACTTACTCATCAGTAAAATACTATAAATAGCCTGAGCCTCCTTAAGCAGTTTACCCTGAACCTTGGTATACTTCTTTGGGTCCAGACCTAGCTTAATCTTAGCTATCTTAACAGATTCTGACCATTGAGCGAGTGTCATCTCTTACTTACTATCCTTGATTATTTTTTTGTAGGACTTGCTACCCTTCTTGGGAACGAGGCAGAAA